TAGGATAACCATCTTCATCTATTGGGTATAAAGATAAATCAGTTTCTAAACCAAATTGTTCTAAAACATCTAAAAATATATTAATATCGATAGGTCCGTTGGCTTTATAAATATATTCGTTAAAGTTTACTAATCCTTTTGGTATACCCATAAAATTAACCAAAAACTCAATTGATTTCCTAGCTCCTTTTGATTTCCAAAGCCATGGTGAATTTAATATAAGTCTTCGCCATAATTCATTATCTCTTTCTAATGATGTTAAACCAATTGATTGACCATCAAATGTTGAATCAGAAGTTGTTACATAACTATTTACTAAATCATTTCCAATAATTGTTGAGGATAAATCCCAACCTAAAACTCTAGCTAAATCTTTTAAATATTTATCTGGTAAATTATCTTCTTTATTATATGTTACATTACGTGCAAATGATATACCATCTATAAACTGATTTAAATCGTCAAAAGACCTACCATAAATATTAAGTGTTTTATTAACTTTTTGCCCAGTTGTTGTATCTTTATGTACTTCATCTAAATGTACTGGTGTTGTATCAAATGCAGATATTGATTCAGATACTAAAAATCTACTCATTAAATTTGTTTCATTTAAATCGTAATTCGTTGCAATATCTAATAAATCAGTTGCATAATTAGTATAATCAGTAGTGTCGAAATCTATATTATAACCATCAGATACTGGCCAAGTTAATGATTTATTTGTATACATTAAAACACCATTTTCAGACCTTAACGGATAATCAAAAGTTGATTTATATAAAGGTAATGATTGTCTATTTAATAAGTATTTATTCAATCCAGTTAATGAATTAAAATAAGTATCTACAATTATTTTTTTTGGTTTTATATGGTAATAAATATTTGAAGAAGAATAAATACTAGTAAATGGGTTACCTTTTACTTTAATGTAAATATAATCATTAAAATCATAAGTTGACCCCGTGAAATTTAAAATATCATATTCAACATCATTATATAAAATAGAATAAGAACCATAATTCATAGTAATGTTTCTTAAATCGTTTGTTTCATTAAATGTGTCTATTATACTACCATTCGTTAGGAAATTTATTTGAAACTGGTTTACTAAAAAAGTAACATTAACTTTAAAGGTAGATTCATTAGTTAATAAATCGTAAGAATAATCTTCATAAGTATTACCTACATAATCATCACCATTAACACTTACTAATGGTGATGCATATAAAGATGCTGGCCAATTTGTTATAATATCCTCTAACACTATTCTAATATATTCAGTCATTGAACCAAATAACGAATAATTTTTTAAGTTTCTTGGGTCTAAATTTAAAAATGTGTTTGTATTGTTTTGTAAAAGTATCTGAGATTCAATAACATTTAAATCTAAATTTTCTAAAGTTATAAAATCAGAAAATTTACCAGTAATATAGTTTTTATCTATTTTAGGGTCTAAGTTAGTGGTAATAGAAAAATTACCCATAGTAAATAACGGAGTACCACCATTACTAGCTAATTGTACACCTACTAAATCTTGAGAAAATGGTCTATACTCAATATTACCGTTATATGTTGTTTTTTTTGAATATCCAGCTACTTTTATTTTTTTTGACATTTTTAATTTTAGATTGTTGTGATATTATTAAATGTTTTACTAAAATCAATTACACTTCTTTGTTCTCTAACCTCAAATAATGGTTTACCTGTAAATTGGTCTTTAATTTCGTATAAATTGAATTGTTTATAAATATCATTATTAAAATTATAAATAGTATAAATTCCGTCTTCAAGACTTTTAGTTTGATTACCAAATAATGCAAATGCTAACGTTTCAACATCATGAGCTACCATTTCAACTTCAATCATAATAGGATTGAAGAATGTATTTGTTATTATAACTTCTTGATTTGGTTGACCTATAAAAGGTAATGCGTTTGGTTTAACACTAGAGGCTGATGCTGGTGATACCGTACAAAAAGTTGTGCTAGAATTATCATTAAATCGATATCTAATAGCTTTTTGGTTTGAATTTGTTAAATTTTGATTTACAGCTTCTGCTCTATTATTTGATGTGATAATTCTAAAGAAATTACTAATCTTAGCGTCAGTTATTGAGGAAGTTGTATTTAAATATTCTATTCTATAACCAACTAATCCATTATTCTCAAACTTACTAGAAAAATTAGTAGGTAATGATGATATATCAAATAATAAACCTTTTATATCTGGGAATGAAGATAACACACCGACATCGGATATTTTTGTTCTTATTTCTATTGGTTTAATTATTATAGTGTAAAAACCTTTTGTATTAAATTGGTCTACTGGTAATTTAAGGGTATACATTCCACCAAAAACCTCAAAACCAACAACATTTGATTGACTTTTATTTGGGTTATCAATTTTCTGTAATACAGCATTCGCATCTAGTTTAATTAAATTAGGATTTCCTACTTTATCTCTAGATGGTGTGTAATGATAAAAGATTTCAACATCTTCTGGTGATACATCAGATGGTCTTACAACCCCATACGTGCCTGTTGCCATATTATTTATTATTTAAAATTTATCGTTATTTAGTTTATTTATATCCTATAAAGATAATAACAAATATCTCATAAGTAAGTACTTGTTATTACATTATTTTTCTGTTATTATTGTTTAATTAATTTATAAAAACCATTACCGTAATTTTCTAATCCTTTAAGGTTTTTTATTTCAGATAATCTTAAATGCATATCCATAACAGTTGTTATTGCTCTATCTATAAATACATCGTTTTGAACTTCTGGCGGAGAAATTACACCAAATAAATATTCTTCTTTAATTAATGCTGATAATGATGTGTTTGTTTCATTAAAACCTTCACCAATATACCTAATCGTTGTTGTATTTACTGATGTTGGTTCACCATCAATTAAAACAGTTCTTAAAGTTGAATAATCATTAAACAGTAAACCATTTATTTGATTATTAGTTCCTAAATTATTATCATTAGGTGTATCAAAAACATACTCTTTTGGTTCACCCATAGATTTAATTCTATCAACACCATCTATTAAAACTCCTTCGTAATTAGTGTAAGTTTCAGTGTTAATGTTAAAATCAGTCCTGTACGGATTTTTTATATCATAAGACCTAACATCCTCTATTCTAGATTCAGTATATGCTGTAATTACAGCATCAACAAAATTATAATAATTATTAATTTTCTTATATGGGTATCTTAAAACATTCCATAAATTTTGAGGAGTGTTTACTGTTGTAAAATAAGGTTTTGGTGATAGACTTTCAATAAAATCGACATCAGTAAACATACCCATATCGTCAATATTTTGTGTTATTAAAATATTGATATAAAAAGTTGAAGCAGTTAAGGTACCCCATTTTTTTGGGTCTTTACTACTTCTGTCGATACTATCCTCCAGTAAAATTTTTCTTTTAATTATTTCCATTACGCTGCTTTTATTTCATATAATGTAACAGTACAGCTGTTAGAATTATAAGTTACATTGTTAGATGTTGAAGTATCGTCAATTAAATTTCCTTGATAAAGATTGTCAATTTCGTAATAAAAACCAGTTGTTGTTCTAGTTAATTTGAATCTTGTGTATAATTCATGGACTAATTTATCAATCGGTTGTGCGGTATTTTTTACCATTAAATTTACGTTTTTACCAGTCTTTGAATTTTTAAATGATGCTCTCATATATAAATACTTTGGTATGTTATTATTTAAACTACTTTTATAATAATATAAGTGATAACCTTCAGCAAAACCTCTAGGATTAATTAAAGGGTCTTCAACAACAAAGTTAATAGGTATTTGGACTGCTGGTTTTGGTGTCCCAGGAACAGTATTTGCTGGTAATGGGTTGCTTGGTGTACCTATTAATAAATCGGAACTATTTAATTCAGCGTAAAGTGTCATAAAGTTAACTAACTGTTGAGTAAGAGGGTTATCTGAATCGTAAAAACTTAAATTTAAAAAAGTCTTTTTAAATGATTCTTTTCTGTATTTTATATCACTATCAGTAAACCCTATGTCACCATAAAACCCTTTATATTCACCATTTGAATCTAATAAGTAAATATCGTAAATTATTTTATCTATTTTATCACCTAATAAATTTAATGGTAAGAATCTAACTTTTTCATAATCTATTATTGGGTTAATGGCATTTTCAACTTCTGTGTCAACAAAAACCCTCTCAATTAATTCAGAATTATCAATAGTTTGAAAATCCATAAAAAAAGGAATAGTAATTGTAGTAGCTGTAGTGCCAGTTTCTACTGTATTTATATTTATTTTAAATTTATTAGCAAACATCGTTTTCTGTATTTATTGTGAATCTATCTGTTATTCTATCACCAGTTGGGTCAGCTGGGAATTTTCCGTAATATAAACCCCAAATCCCAAAAGGGTCTTGTCTTTTAAGTGTGAAAGAGTAATTTTGGTACATGTAATGTGAATTATTTAAAAAAGGATAATCTAATGGTTTAATATCGCTTTCATTGAAACCTATATCTAATAAATCTCTCCAAACTATCCTTGAATCCCCTAAATCAACAGCGTAGCTAGGTATTCCTTCGGTATACTTATCACCAACTTCAATATATGTCGAAAAATCTCTTATTTTAATTAAATGATGTGGTTCATAATAATAACCCTCATATCTTGGTCCCATCATTATTGTTTTATTTTCTTGTGATAAACCAACTTTTGAAACATAATCTCATGAGTTTGGTGTGTCTCTA